ATCCAATTACCTCCAATACCGAACAATCCAATTACTGACGTATTCGTATGGCGTGATTGGTTCTATAAAGTATCACAAGCTCTTGTGCAACAAGCTTCTATTGCTTGGAGTTCTATTGACTTTACTGGTTCTAACCTACAAGATATTCAGACTAGACAGCATAATGCTCTACAGAATATACAGGGTGGTATTGCGTCACAATACTACCATCTAAGTTTAGCTCAGTATAACTCTCTTAGTGCATTAACTAGTTTACCTATAACGGTACCTAATGGTGGTACAGGAGCTACTACACTAACAGGCTATGTATATGGTAATGGTACAAGTGCCTTTACAGCTTCTACTACAATACCTAATACAAGTATTACAGGTTTAGGTACTATGTCTACTCAAAACATAGGCATTACTGCTACTATTACCACAGCTGCTTTAACAGCGTTAGGAACACAAGGCAGTATGACCTTTACTAATGGTATACTAACTGCTCAAACACCTGCTACTTAGTATAGATTCATGGTTTTACTGATGATTGTTTTCATTCATTATGGTATAATTATAGGGTAGAGTGAAAACTTTACCTAAACTTTTAAGGAGAATACTATGTGGACAACACCAGCAGCTACTGAAATGCGTTTTGGTTTCGAAGTTACAATGTATGTAATGAATAAGTAAGTTTGTTAAACTACCTTCAAAGGATGTAGTAAGTTGGTATTTTTGTAGTTTTCCTGCCAACATGTAATAAGCTACCAAATTTGGAACTTGCTTGTAATAAAAAAGGGGCTTTCGGGCCCCTTATTTATTTAGTTTGCTGCTACAGCTGCTTTAGGTTTTAAGAAATCAATTACTTCGTCAAAAGTCTTAAAGACCATATTGTTTTGCTCTGGTCTTTGTTCACCAAATATTTGCTTGGTTGTTGTTACCAGAAAACCATTATCAACTTTATTAATTTGCACTGTTGTGTAATTCATACTATCTCCTTTAAATATTAACTATTGCTCTAACTAAAAATAAATCTACTACAATAAACCAATCATTACTATTTCCGTCTACTACAGATCCATCAACTAACTCTATTCCAACTGTACAGCCCTGTATTAAATGAAATGTAATCATGTTTGTACTCCTACAATCTCACAAGCACCCGCAGTACAACTAAGTTCTTGAGTGCCTGTGGTTGTATCTTCTTCCTCTTTTAAGTTACCCCAATCAATAACAGGGAAACTTGCTACAAAGGCATCATACGCTTCCTTTGTAATTTCTTGATATGGTGCTTGTTTATACACGTGATCTGAATGTGGTAAGAGAGACACGCCCGAGACATCACTAAAGTTATTATAAATCCAAGCCCCAATGTTCAAGAATTCATCATCTTTATAGTATACAGTAATAGATGGATTATGTTCTGTCCAATGCTTTTGATATACACTATAAAGCTTTAACTGTTCAATTGCATTTGTTTCATTACGAGTAACACCTGATTCAGTTCCTTTTTGAGGGAAACTAAATATAGTAATGTCACTTGGTTTGGTTACATCAGGTTCGTTTGGTACTCCTGCTGATTTAAAGAACACTGTAAGTGGATCTTTATTATCCATACGAACAGTACGTATATAGTGTTGGCTATAAGCAGGATGTATACCACTAGAACAACCTACTAATTGGCTAACAGTACCACTTGGCTTAACAGTAGTGATAGCAGCAGACTGAGGTATACCAAGTCGTTCTGCCCACTCTTTGTTAACTTTAATAGCTTGTTCTCTTAACTCAGTTAACCACTTAATAGTTTCATCTGTAGGTTTACTTAATACAGGATGATCCATAATACCTGTCATACTTACACCAAGTAAACGTTCTTCTTCTTGGTTCTTACGCCAATCACTTCTTAAGTATCTAAAGTTTGTAAGGGTGGATTGAAATGTCCCGATAATTGTTGCGACCCTGACTTTTTCCTTAAGGTCAGCAAGGGTATCGCTCTCTCTGATGACAATTTCACTGAGATTACAAAGCCCTTTAGATCGCAAGATAATTTCTCCGCAAGGGTTTGTACCATACTCAAAGCCTTCAACATCTCTTCTTCCGTTAGAGCTGGCTTTCTTTGTAGCTGCAACTCTATTAAATATTCCTCGTTCACCACTTTTCGAGTCATATAGTGTTCCCCATTCCTTTAAGAAAATACCTACGTCTGGTTTCTCAGTATAGGCTACAGAGTTATTGGCAAGAGCACGTTGCACATCAGATTCCCACCAGGCTCCGTTCTTTGCATTTCGCATCCTATCGTCGGTGAGGTTTGACAAGCTGATAAGAGCTGACCTACGCACACCGCCAACAATAACAATATCAGCAACTTTACATACGATGTCATGGCATTCTAAGCTGTTAAGCTTTCTCCCTGCTGCTTTTTTAAAAGTATGAACCGTAAATTGGAACAAGTCCTCGAGAGGCTTAGGGCCAGATGCTCTGCCTCCAAAAGTCTTAAGCCTAGCTCCTGCAGGTCTGATTCCTGAAGTGTCCCATTTTGGCACTCGTCCTGAATAGAGTAAGCTAATGAGTTCGCGGTACGCACTAGCCCAGCCAATTCTTGAGTCTTTGACTCTAATTGTTGTATCAGTTTCATGAAATTCCTCCGCTATTGTAGGTAGGTTATTAGTAAACTGACGTTCAACACTAAAGCCAACACCAGTTCCACACATTAAAACATACATTACTTCATCAAATGCTTTAGGTGAATCAATAGCTACAAAGCTACAGTTATAACCTGCTATCTCATCACGTTCTAAAGCTGGTCCTGCTGCCATAAGGCAACGCATACTAGGCATTACATCTAGGTTATGTATTGCTTTATTTACATCTTCTGTTGGAAAAGTATCTGGAAATCTATTCTTAAAAAATCCAGTATATCTATCTACAGTTTCTTTCCATGTTTCTCTACGGTATTCTTCAGGTAGCCATCTTGCATATCGGCTTGCATGAATGAATCGTTGATAGTCTGTTAGTTGCATTAGTCTGTATCCCCGTTCATTGATAATTGTTTGTTAAAGTATTCATAACGTTCTTCAATACGTTCAAAGAAAGCATCTACTAAGTCGTATGAGTTAATGTTTAAAACCTCAAGAAGAGTAATCTCATCATACTCTTCAGCAAGCTTTTCTTTGATCTCTTGTAACGTTAATGTCATTTTATGTTTTAAGTTCTTTCAATAGTTCTACATAGTGGATAATTTTATCTAAGTCCTCTACACCACCCTTGTCTTTCCATCGACAGATATATTTAATAATATTACCTTCAATATAAGGGATATTATTTTTAGTAATAAACTCAACAGGTTGGATTACATACTTCTTGTAATGTGTACCTGCTACTTGAGTTTGTATTGCTTTTTTTAGTTCTGGAAATTTAGCCATACTATTATTATACCATCCTTTTTAAATATTGACAAGCTTTTGTGCGCCTTTTGGTTTAAGATTTGTACCATCTCTGAACCAATTACCACAAGTTCTACATTGGTATCTTTGGTATCTGCTTGTAGTTGTTATGTTAAATCCACGTTTTTGTATGTTTTTAGATTGGCATGTAGGACATGCATCCATAGTACCATTAATCACATTGTTATTAAGGTGATTTTTAATCCAAGGTTTAAAACGTTCATAAACTTTTTCTAGAAGAATAACATCGTTCTTGTTATACTCTTCCATAGTTTTCCATGCTTTAGGGATACCTGCCATACACTGTACCCATAACTCATGACCACTATGTTCAGTCTTTTTACCTAAACCTAAAGACTGTGCTACATAGTCTAGTTTGTTAGATACAAATCTAAACCTACCTTTAGCTACTGTAAGTAGATCAATTTCTTTAAATGGTGCAGGAGGAAACATGCCATGTAATAAAAACTCTTTATTAAGGCTAGGTATATCAAACCGTTTACCATTGTAATGGATAACAGCATCAGCTTCGTCAAGAAGCTTATGAATACCTTCTAACATTTTCTTGTCACCTGATTTTTTAACAGAATCAAACATCATCTTTTTATCACCCAACCATTTGGCTGCGTAGCACATAACGTAAGATGACTCTTGTAATTGATTAATACCAATGTTTTGGTCCCATATACCCCAGACGTGAGCTACGTTGGGAGCCATCTCAATGTCAAGCAATAAAATTTTACTCATAAATTACTCCGAAAAGAATGATGATAGTAGTACTATAGCTGCCATAATTATTAGGATCATTTGTAATTAATCCGTTCATCAAGCATAGCATCAGCAAGTTTATAAGACTCTTCTGCAAACTTCTTAACATCAGCATAACTCTTTACACGAAGTAAACTGTTTAAAGCTTCTAAGGCAAAGTAATCCCTTAAGTTCATACCTGTATAGATTTGTTTATTATTATCTTGACAGGGAAAAGCAGGTGAGTTTCCTTTACTCATGATACCATACCTCCATCTTCTTTAAATAGATCTAACTCTTGTTGAGCCACATCTGTTGCAATACTAAAGACACCACGTCTAACCAACTCTTTAATAGCCAAGTCCATTAGGAATGAAGCTTCATTAGGATCTACATGGAAATCAAAATCCAGAGAACCATCAGGGTTTTGCACACAATTGTTTATAATCATTTAACCAATCCTTTCTAAAATCTAACCAAAGGAATCCATTGTCTTCAGCCCATTTGGAATAGGTAGTCTTACTACGTTTGTTAAGTTTATTGTTAGGATTCATAAACAAGAAAATAACTGTGACTCCAGGATTTGAATCCCTGAACCACAGCATCTTTTGTCTTGTATCTAAATCTAACTTACCTTTTGCTTCTAAATAAATATTTCTACGCCCAGTTTTAAAGTCAGGAATGTAAGTCCGTTCTTTCTCAGGTTGTATGTATTTAAACTTATCTGGTTCATACTTAACTGAAGGGTATTCCTTCTTCAGTATTGCCCAGACTTGTTCCTCCAACTTGCTCTTGAACGAGGGCATTAAATCTATCCTTCCAGTCTTCATTGTCTTTACGTCTAATCCACAGGACTCGACCATTCATTATAAACTCTTCATCATTGCTATAAGCTTCTCTTACAGCATTGAATAACTCTTGTTCTGTTACACAACCTTCTAATATCTTTTCAGCTTTCTTGGGCCCTATCTTTTCAATGCCCTTGATATTATCAGATCTATCACCAGTTAAACACTGCATATAAAAGTTCTTAATAGCCTGAGCTTCATTTACTTCTTGAAACTCATCTTTAACAAAGTTATAATGCTTGCCAGGAATCATAAGTAAATCTTTATCAATAGAACAAATGATTGTGTCCCCAGTTTGGTTGATCCCCATAGCATCATCAGCTTCTTGCCCATCAATAACCTCAGCATTAAAGGTAGCTATTAAATACTGCCTACAAGCTTCTAACCAAAAAGGTTTCTCTTTAGGTCTGTGAGCTTTATATTCAGGATAAACAGTATATCTAAAGTTATCTTTACCTGTTAGGAAGAGACGATACTCTTCAGCCTCAGTATTAACTAGGATAGAATCTATTAGATCCTCTGCCCTGGCAAATACAAAGTCTTGAGCATCGTCTTCTTGACACGTACAGGCAACCCTGTAAGCTACAATATCAGCATCAATTAATGCTTTCATTATACGGGAATGTCATCCTCTAAGTCATCAAAGTTAACTTCTTTAGTAGGGTTAGCTTCTGAACCAAAGACATAAGCTTCAAACTGTTTAGCTGTTGCAATAACATCTGCTACAGATTTACCAGTACCTAGTAGTTCTACTGCACTAGATAAAGAAGATTGACGAACAATAAGAATTTGTCTTGCTGCACGTTCTTCTTTAGTTTCATAATTACTACCTGTTACTCGACCACCTGTTGCTGGTTTAGATTCTGGTGTAGCCACTGATCCATCTCCTCCAATACCTGTCCATTGCCAATAACCATTAGCATCTTTAGTTGTTGTTACATTTACTTGTGTACCTTTTGTTAACTCTTTAATATAATTAAAGACAGAAGGATTACTAAAAGACATTAGCTTTTTATTAGCTACTTGTCCTTGTTCATTTTTGTATGTAACTTCAATAGATTGATATGATCTACCATTCTTTGCTGCATGTGTATTTGGTGCACCTACGTCTACAATATTAATTAACATTTACTATCTCCATGTTACCCCATGTTGGCCCTACTTGACACTCGACCCGCATAGGAAGGTTAAATTCTACTCCAAACAATTTCTTAAAGTTTGCTGGAATATCCGTAAAACATTGATCAACAATCTTTACTATACTAATATTATCGCATACTTTAGAATCAAAGTCAACAATAATAGAATCATGTACAGTGTTGATTAACTTTACATTTTTCATATCCTTAAGTCTATTACTTAAAGATACTCTTGCTATAGCCATCAGGTCTGCACCTAGTCCTTGAACTGGGTAGTTAAGGATTTTGGTGCGAGGCCATTTGACTTTGCCATACTTTACTTCTGGCTCATAGTTATAAACTCTGCCAGTAGGCATTGTTATCTTTCTATCTTTCATAGCTGTTGCCACAATCTTTTTATGCCATTCACCAAGCTCTGTATACTTGTTATAGAACTCGTCAATAACATTTTGCCAAAAAGATTCACTAGTACTTACATCTGTGAAATTAGTGTCGTTAGCATAACTATAAGCAGAACCACCATAGATAAGCCTAAAGACAAAGGTCTTAGCAATGAGGCGAGAAGGAAGCCCAAAACGAAGTTGATTATCGCTGTGTTGATCAGTTCCATCTCGTATCTCCTTTATAGCTGTTTTATCTTGTGAAAGATAAGCTGCACATACCCACTCAAGAGCCTTTGCATCCGCTTGTAAGAGCATCACATTCCTTTTGTTTTTCTGCTACTTTAATTTGTTCTACTGTTTGTTCAGCATTTTGATCATCAAACTCTTTATTATATTCACTCATATCTACTCCCGAATAATGTTTTAATTTCGCCATCAAAGTTTTGTAGGTTTGGTTTACTTGAACTAAGTCTACCTGTT